GGATTAGTTGCCTGTCTGCGAATGTTTCGAATAGACATAGTGTTCCTTTGAAGGTTGAGGTCAGATTACCTAGCCACAACAAATAAGAAGCCAGTCGTTAGGGGGGTGACTGGCAGGCCCCATAGACATTAGACTTCTTTAGGCTGAGCCTACAATATAGAAGCCTGACAGCTCATGCGTGGCTGACGAAGCGGTCGTAGTGTTCGAGCCATCATAGGCCGTATAGGACCCTGATGCGATACCAGTTGCAAAGGCCTTGCCGTCTGGCCACTCTGCAAAAATCACCTCAGAAGCCGTAGCTGACTGAAGAATGACCTCCGAAGACGCCTGTACAACAGTGGCATGGTTGGAAATCTTGAAGAACGCAGCTGTCGCATCAGCACCCTTCTTAAGATAGAGAGCATAGAGCTTGCAGGGGTCGTCGACAAGCCCGGAGTTTGCAGCGCCGGAAGCGGCCTTAAACTCTAGACTAGGGTTATCCTTATTCGATGCAAGGTGTAGGAAGAGCGCCTTAAGTGCATAGAAGACACCGGGATTTAGTGTATTCTCGCGTGCGCGCTGCCGGACTTTACCGGCGGATTCAACAGTAAGTGCTGACATGTGAGGGACCTCAAAATGTTTAGATATGTACCCACTAAACCTGGGGCCGGTTGTCTATGGGCGGCAACCGGATCGCCACGCTTCGTTATGAAGCAATCTTAATGAGAGGAGTTTGAACGGTCGGTCGAGAACGGTCGGGGGTTTTGGGAGACCACATATGTGATCGGACACCTCTCTTCATGTTGTAGTAGTTCCATCCATCCGTGGTGAGTTTATCCTGATAATCGTCAGCGACCTTACGCTTGTCTAGGGCTTCTGTCTGTTCCTGCGCCACGATCTTCTGCTCCACAACCTCTGCGCCGCCCATGCGCCATGGAGCGCGTCTTCGCAGGGTCTCGAACATGAGAGGGTTGCTCCAATTCGCGGTGGCCACAATTGTGGTGACTGGAATCAACCCATAGCGTGCGAGCATCTGAGTGTCACTCTGTTGAAAGAGGCCTTCATTAATGACACTATGGGCGAGGGAGGGAGGACGACGCTGAGCCAATCGATATTGGAAACCCTGGCGAGACGGAATCACCACCAGTGAGTTATCAAACTCCCATAGCTGTCGAAGCCACCACTGAGGTGGTCCTGACAGTTTAAACTTATTCTCGTCTGGGATATAATTACTCATAAGCCGTTACTTCGAAGGCTCAACAAAGGTCGAGTTATCGCTTAGGGGCTTGGAGCCATCCGTGCGAGGCGAATAAAGACCATTGCCTCTCACTACTTCGGTATTTGCGCCGTTATGCATGCGCTTGCGATCCCATCGCTCGGCTGCGGTGGACTGTTCCATGGGAGAATCATCGTCCTTGTCATTAACAATCGCAATAAGATACTGCTTCTCTAGTGTGAAGGGGTCCTCGGAGCCCATGACAGGATTCTGCTCTTTAAACTTACGAGCCTGGATTTCAGGAAATTCATGCTTGCCCGGTTCAATAGTGTAATGACGGCCGTCCCATACGCCCTTAAGGGGCTTGCTCGAACGATTTACGATGGTAACCAACTGCATAAAAACCTCCAGGAGAAAGAAATAAAACTGTAGGGAGGGGACCGAAGTCCCCCCACCTACGCTACGAATTACCGACCAGCAGGCCGCTGAATTACGAGGGCCTGACCCGTGATACCGTCTAGACGGGCACAGTACGCTGGGAATTCCAGGAAGTACTGCTTCCGCACACGATACCATGCCTCATAGGCGTCACGTCCCGAAGAACCTGAACCTACGCGCACGAGCACTGAACCGTCCTCGTCAACCCACTTACCGGGTTCACTGACGTATTCACGGAATCCCGAACGCTTGACATCAAGGAACATCATCACGTCGAGAGGGAAGTCACGCATTGCACGAACAGGAACATTACCAAACGGAATGTCTCCCTGCTTGAACGCAGTCGTGCCTGCATCGGGCTTCATGAGATCACCGCCACTGTAGCGACGATCCGCATCTGTGAGCTGCAGCACAAGACGACGCGTGCTGTGATGGCACAGAATCATGTCAATCTCTCCATTGAGCTTCTGGTTCACAATGTCCGAGACACGCTGAATCAGGTCGGTGGAGATTGCCCCAGTTGAGGCAGTGACATAGCTCGAATAGGCCGGAACCACTGTACGGTCAAGACCGTAGTAGTTCGAACGATAGGTACCATCGTCCACGAGCGCCATCAGGCCCCACCAAGCATGCTCATACGAAGTGTCGAGCACGTCAGTGACGCTGGAATTGGCGACCTGTACGATATAGTCACTATTCGACCAACCCGTATAGGTTGAACCGTCTAGCACGATAGAATTACCAGCAGCGGCTACTGACACTACCTTACGAATCGAGGTACGCAGTGCGCCGTTGGCGGGATTAACTGCACCGATGAACATCTTTGGTGAGATAAATCGATTACCAAAGTTGTCATTCGTGATACCACCGGGGGCATCGACATCGAGTGTCGTACCGGACGGTGACTCATCTACGAGGGCCAGTACGCCACGACCGTCTGAGTTGAGCGCGTACTCATCTCGACGAGCAATGTCGTCAATCAGATACTGCATCTCGCTCTTACGAGCTGACTTGAATGCACCCTCTGATTCACTGGAGTCCTGCATGACTTCCCAAGTGAGTCGAATTCTCGCCATCAGCTTCTTCTGATCGACGAACATCCGGCTGTAGCCCTGGTTGCCGGAATCTGCGAAGGCAGAATCCTCACCCACGAACATGGGTGACTCATTACCGGCGGTGTGAGCGACACGAATGTGCTCACGTCCCTTGAACGGGACCTTTTCTGTGGTGAGAAGGTCGCGGATTGGGTTAGCATTATTAATGCCTTCCGCCACGCCCTCTTCCATTACGTCCTTGAATACTGCGTCCAAGGCCTGTTTGTCTGCTGCCATGTGTTATTTTCCTATGAAAAGCATAGGTCTATAGGAGTTAACTATTGGATCTATGCGCCTGAAGTTGTGCCCAGGCTGCGTCGGCCCTTGCGTCGAGCGACGTTAACTTCGGAACGGGTGCGGCCTGCGGGGTTCCACTAGGAGTATCCTGTGGGAGGCCCGTCGGTACACGACCTACTGCCGAAGTGGTAGCGGCTCTACGTGCGGGATCGATAAAGCTGGACTGAAACGCCTTCCAAAAATCTCCAACGAGCGCGGGGTCCTTAACGTATCGCTCTTCCATGCCCGGATTGGACTGGATATAGCCTACGAAATAGGAATGCAGCTGCTGTTTCCCCTCTTCCGTGAGAGGTGACCCAAGGGACTTCTCAGCAACACTAAAGAGCTGATTCGTCACCGTGCGGCTATGCGCATCCCAGTAATGGGTACTTTGCGCTTCAAGCTGCTGCGTGCGCTCCATCATTTTCTCAAGATCAGCCGCGCGCTCTTCCATTTTAGAGAGACCTGGATAAAGCTGACTGAACTGAGACCTGACGAGATCGATTTCTGGATTCTGAGGGGGTTGTACCCCAACCAAGGCCTGTAACTGACGTTTCACCTGCTCAAGTTCCGCCTGATACTGAGTTTCCTTTGTAGCGAATTCTCGCTGCGCGGCTTCTCGTGTCTCACGGAGTCGGTGAGGTGGAACCCAATCTGATCTGTTAGGCTCTGGTGTTGCTGGTGTCGCTGCAACGGGCGTAACCGGCTGTGTCGCTACCGGAGCGGGCGCTGTAATAGGCGCAGCAGGTATTTCGCTACCTGTAGGCGTAGAATCGACAATAGGTTCTTGGACGGACATAGTTTACTCTTTACCTTTTTTATCGCGGCAGTTCCGCGTGTGAGTTGCTCCCCATAAACGAAGGGGAGCGGGTGAAAGTACTTGAGAACGTGACTTTCTCGAACGTTTAGGCTAGATTAGCCTTAAGCTGGGCCGACGTTCGGTCCTATTTCATTGTTACCGCTGGGTAGGGAGTCTGTGGACCCCGAATTTGCGTTAGAATTACTTAGGGCCATGCCTCCACCACCTATAGGAGAGGGACCTTCTGGTCCAACCCCGAGAGAGGGGGGCATCATGGTCTGCTGGAGGATTGCTAGATACTGTGTGATAATCTGCTCAAACACGGGATTGGAAGCGAAGATTTCCGTCATCCTATCGGTGTTTAGCCACTTAATATGCTCGACCCAGTGGACCTGTGCGTCGTACCAGGGCTTAAAGGAGAGGGGTGGGGGGCCTTGAGGGTTCTGAGCCCATGATTCGAAGGCATCCTGGACCTTTAGAGCGGCCTGCACGTGCGTATTCAGTGTGGGTACGAGGTCGGAGAGGCCTAGATTGCTTAGAAGGGCGTACTTTTGGTCGGGATCTTCTGGATTCAGCAGGGTCATCTGAGTTGCCTGCTCGATTGCGGCCCGTTTACCCAAGGTTGTCTTGGGCATGTTGGAACCATCCTCGATTTTGATGGTCACTTGGCCCTGAAGTTGGGCATTCTGGAACCTTTGGAAGGTAAACCCGCGATTGGTGCCCATAACAGCCCGTACACGAAGGTCTGGGCCGAACTGACGCTCTAATTCAAGCGCCACAGAGAACCACCGACGGTACATCTCGCCACGTGCCTGGAATACCGAGGTAAACCGTGACTGTGAACGCTCCACAAGGAGCTGTAGGGCCGAGAAGGCCTCTACACCGGCAGGTTTCTGCCCCTTAATGATGTCAAACGCCCCTGAAAGGGCTTCAATGTCGTCGAGGATCTGCTGTCGGAGGTTCCATAAGGAAGCTGGGACCTCTGCACCGGCAATACGTTCGGGTTTAGCATTCCCATTAGAGGCTAGGGCACGCCATTTCATTACTAGACCGGGTTCGCCAGTGAAATGTTCAATGCCTGCGTCCTCTGGGACGATCCAGATAGGATTCGCCATCCTCTGTACAATGAGCTGTATGAGAGAATCAAGCTGATTCAGCTGGTCTTGCTTCTGAACGATAGGTGAAATGGCAGATCGACCATAGAGGCGACCACCGATTTGCTCGTATTGGGCAAAATTGAATGGAAAGAGAGGAGTTCCTTCCACGTCCGTGTAGGGGAAGGGGCCGGGGAGGTTCTCATTTGGAACTTCAAGGAGTCTGGAGGAGTTTTCCCCAATGACTCGCATGACAAGTCCACGAGGATATTCAGGTGTGGGCTTATACCACAGCTCGTATTCAGTGACGCCCTCACCTACCTCTGAGGTTGTTGCACCTAAGTTAGTGTTTGCTCCGCCACCTAGGTCATTAGAGGTGGAGAGAGACTTGAAAATCTGCAGTGACCGATCCTTGGGACTCTTCTCCCATGAAATAGTCGGAACGAGGTCGGGGCGATTGGCCTCGAACCAATACTTATCGCGCCACCTTAGTCGAATGACATAGGGGAGCTCGTCAAAGCGTGTGAAGGACTGGGGAACCGCGTATTCGAAGGGACTTAGGGCAGTGGTCTTACCACGTCCATGGGCTTTAAATTCGCCCTGAGGCTGTCCCTTGGGGTCTATGGCAGGCTCAAACTGTGACTGTCCACATGTGGGGCAGGTGTTTTGGGCTTGCTCAATGACCGCAGGAGGAGAGACTGTGCCGCAGGTTGTACACTTTTCAAAAGGGATAAAGATTCTATTTGTACGCTGGTCAAGGTCCCAAGAGGTCTGTAGGCAAGAGGTACCCGTGGCAATAAGCCAGAAGTCGCTTTCCCGCATAACCTGATCCATGAGATGTTCCTCATGAATGAGTGGGGCCATTTGATCTGAAGCTTCCGCAGCTGCCACACTGCGACTGTCGTTGCCGACAGGAATAACCTTAGGAATAAGGTTAATTGCTCCAAATGTTGTACGAATGGCAGATAGCGTCTCGGCCATCTTATTAGTGACCGGACGCGGAATCCATTTCTGTAGGCGCTTATCGACCCACTGCCTACGTGTGGGGTGGAAGGTAATCCACTGTCGACCACTGACGTAGAAGAGGTCTCGAATCCATTCTCGTTCCCAAGCCCAGCGATTCTCCATCGCTTCCTTCTTCACCTTCTCAAAGAGTTCCATGAGACGGGCAGTGTTCTTGTAGGGATCTGGCGGCTCCTGAGGCACGAGAGATTGGCCTAACGAAGGATCTTCGACAGGCGGCTCAGGAGTGGCAAAGGGAGGCAGAGGTGGCATAGGCTACTTAAAATTTAGTGTCGTATGTGGTCATCCCGAGCTGTCGAGCGACTTCATCACCGAGGTCATCAAAGGAGAAATCATCTCGCTGGATGTCTTTAGTGGGGCTCTTTACAAGCTCAGGGACAGGAAGTTTAATATGATAAGCCTTCTCAATGAGTCCGACACGCTCCATTTGTAGGGAATTGATTTGCACCCGAAACCAGTCGCTCGTAATCTTAATAGAGGCTAGTTCATTCTTGAGGGCATCGCGTTCGGCGGTGAGAGCGGCGTTTGATTCCTTCAGGGAGGTTACGGTGTCTAACGAGACATTGAGCCATTCGACGACGGTTTTGGACATCCACATGTTTTATACAATCCCATGCTTAATGAGGAAAATTGCAATCCGTGCTCGAACGTGCTGTGAAAAAGTATAAGGCTTTGAATCAATGATTTGTTGCATATGATTCTTGGCTTTAATATATTGATAGCGTAAGTATACTTCAGAGAATTGTAATCGACTTTCATCGACCGGAATCTTTAAATGTTCTTGGGGATAATTATCTGCGTAAAACTTCATTGGCAAACATTTGGGCGTCCAAACAATATCTGTGTAAATATCAGTCATGTTACTCCGATGGCGGATTAGCCCCAGAAATCGCCTGCGAGGTCTGTAGGCTCTTTTTCACGCCCCTCCAATCTCCGCATACGTTCGATGGCAACTTGAATTTCTGGGTGTAGTTTCGAAAGGTCTCTCTGCGGAACTTCTACGACAGGAGGTGCCGCAGGAAGTCGAGGCCACGACATCATAATATATCTTGTACAATCTGGCAGTTCGTCATTGACCTTATAGACACGTTCCTTGCGCTTCTGGCCATCTCGTGGGGAGATGTTCTCATCCCACCGATAAGCCTTCATTTGCTTAATAGTCCGTGGGCATTGCGACTCTACAAACCACAGTTGCTTCTGGTGTAGCCAGGACTTGACACGTTCAATGCCTGCCATTTGGTCGTTCTCGGCAGCCTGGCAATGAATCCCATGCTGAGCAAGTTCCAGCATAGGCTGACGTTCGTTCTTATTAATAGCCCAACGTGTCTTGGGAGAGCCGGCCATATGCTTAATTGCATTGGCATGTTGTAGGAAGGTGCTGTGTCGTTCTAGGTACTCTCCAATGACGACCATTCCTTTTTCCGTGGAGACCATCTTTACGGCTCCAAAGGGGTGATCGGCACCTGTGTCGATACCTACGATAATTTGACGCCACTCCTCTATATTAGGCCACTCCGGGATAATCTTCTTAATTTCCTCTTCCGTCCGTAACACCTGAGTGTCTAGGAGGGAACCGTAAATGGCTCCTGTGAAGACTACGAAGTCCGCCTCATGCTCCTGTCGGAACATCTCATCAGACATGGTAGCTTTACGTGCTGCCAGCCACGCCCTGCCCTCTTCGGTCTGGAAGAGGGGGTTATCTGAGGTCTTTGCGTGAAGTGCCCAGTAGCCTGGAAAACCATCCTCAGCGGGCTTGTAGAAGTGTTCGTAGACCCAATCGTAGGATCTAGGGGAGGTTGTGAAAAATGCTACGCCTTGCTTCTCACCCAGAGACGGTGCAATGACCTCCCAATGCTTCAAAGAGAGTTCGGCCACTTCGTCTATCCATAGCCAGTCGAGCCCCTGTCCACGGCCCTGATCGGGGTCTTCTAGAGTCTGAAAGTGTATGAGCGACCCATTCTTTAGTCGAAGGTCCTGGAACTCCGAAGAGTAATCAGAGACCCATTCCATTGGAATAAGCTTCTGAAAGGCCGGAATAACATACCTATGCAGCTTAGGATTTGTAGGTGCACAGGCCCATCCGATAGTGTTAGGAAGGGTCGCTTCCTCAACGCCTGCAATGGAGCCAAACCTTGACTTACCAAATCGACGACCCGCAATCATTGTCAGGTGGTCGAACATACGAGAGCCCCTCTTCGTACAGGAGGGGCAGTTTAGGAGTTCTGAAGAAACCTGGTAAATCTTCTTGCAGTCCTTACACCAACGTTGGCGTCTGGCCTCTAGGAAGGCTAGTTGGTCTGCCTGCTCATAAATGGGCTCAGACTCTATTTTGAGCCACTTCGCCACTTA